CTACAAGATCGTCGTCAAGAAAGAAGGCGAGGCCGGCGAAGGGCTGGTAATGGCCTTCAAGCCGAACCGGGCACAGCGGCGCTTCATCGCAAGGTTACACCATCGCAATATCATCCTGAAGGCGCGCCAGCTCGGGTTCACGACGCTGATCGCCATCATCTGGCTTGACCACGCGCTGTTCAATGCGAACGTGAAGTGCGGCATCATTGCCCAGGACCGGGAGACGGCGGAAAGCATCTTCAGCGAGAAGGTGAAGTTTGCCTACGACAACCTTCCTGACGCCCTGCGCGCCGAGATGCCGATGGAGAGCTGCACCAAGTCGCAGATCGTCTTCGGGCACAACAAGAGCATCATCCGCGTGGCCACCTCTGTGCGCGGCGGCACCATTCACCGGCTGCACATCTCGGAATTCGGGAAGATCTGCGCCAAGTTCCCCGACAAGGCGGCTGAAGTCGTGACCGGCTCGATCCCGGCATGCCCGCAATCCGGTGTGCTGGTCATCGAGAGCACGGCAGAGGGCAGAGAAGGGGAGTTCTTCACGCTGACGCAGCGGGCCAAGGCGCTGCACGAAATGCGCAAGGTGCTGGGCGACAAGGAATATCGCTTCCACTTCTTCCCATGGTGGCAGGAGCCGGATTACCGCATCGACATGGCCGGCGTCATGATCACCGACAAGGACCATGATTATTTCGATAGCATCGAATCCATCATGGACACGAAGCTGGAGCCGGAACAGCGCGCCTGGTACGTGGCCACCCGCGATGCGGACTTCAGCGAGAAGCCGGAACGCATGTGGCAGGAGTACCCGAGCACGCCCGACGAGGCATTCCAGGTATCGACCGAAGGCACCTACTACGCGAAGCAGATGGCTGACGCGCGTAAGCAGGGCCGCATCACCGACGTGCCGCACATGCCCGGCATTCCAGTGAACACGTTCTGGGACATCGGCAACAGCGACGGCACGGCCGTCTGGTTCCACCAGCGCGTCGGTATGCGCAACCACTTCATCAAGTTCATCGAAGGCTGGGGCGAGCCGTACAGCCACTTCGTCGCCGAGATGCAGAAAACAGGCTGGGTATGGGGCAAGCATTATCTGCCGCACGACGGCGCGCACGTGCGCCAGGGGCAGGACGTGAACCTGTCACCACTGCAGATGCTGGAGAACTTGGGGCTGCGCAACGTCGAGATCGTGCCGCAGGTGAGTGAATTGCAACACGGTATTCAGGCCGTGCGCGACGAGTTCAGCACCTGCGTGTTCGACAAGACCGGCTGTAAGGAAGGGCTGATCCACCTCGAAATGTACCGCAAGCAATGGAATTCGCGCCTACAATGCTGGGGATCGGCGCCATTGAAGGACGTGCACACGGAGGGAGCCGACAGCTTCCGCCAGTTCGCGCAGGGCTACACGGCCAGCACCGGCAGTACGTGGAAGCGGAAGTCGGGCAACTGGCGCACATCATGACAACCAACCAGGGAGAAGCGATGCAACAATTCATCGAACGGCGGCCTGTATTCCAGGCGCAACAGAACTTCGGGCAGCAGTCGGCGCAGGAAGTGTTCTTCCTGTCCGGCGCTACCAGCTTCACGGTCGACGGCATCATGGCCGACGTCGTGCTGAATTACGAAAGCGCGCAGTCGATCACGGTAAAATACGGCGAGTGGCTGGTCAAAGACCCGGCCGGGAACCTGAGCGTGGTCAGCCAGGCGGATATGAAAACCAAATACGAACAGGTGAAATGATGCAACGCTACCAACTGAAAACGCCAGCATACAGCGCCGTCCAATTCCACGGATTTGAATGCATGGAAGATGTGATGAATATCCTTGGCCATCACACGGCATTTACGATCCAGCGTGATGAGGATGGCGCGCTTACGCTGACGACGGCATCGGCTCCGGACACCAAAACGATCAGCGTATCCGAAGGAAATTACATCGTGCGCGATCCGGATGGCGCTCTGCATGTAATGAGCCACGCCGAATTTCGTAGCACGTTTCAGGTGCTGGCATGATCGGGCGCCCCGCTATTGACCTCACGCGCCACCACTTCATGCGCGAATGGAAAGACCTGGCCGTGTTCGGTACCTGGCTCTTCAATGAAGACCAGGAAGCCGAAGAGCCTGCGCTGGTAATTGTCCCACGCTATCGCGCGCGCGGCTTCCATCCTGTTTGTATCGCTTTATCAGCGGCATATCGGTACAATTCGCCAAATCCGCGCTACCTGGCGTATGCGTCGAAGCAGTTCTGCAAGGCGCTTGGCTTCGAAGACAGCATTGCGAACGCGAACAAGATTGCCGAAGCGATCCACGCGCACCTGCTGGACCTGCTGAAGATGCCGCCAAGCCCGACCACATCGATCGTGATCGGTGAAGCGAACTTCGACATCGGCGGCGGGCGCAAGCGCAAGGTCGAGATCATGGACCACGAGCCGACCGCGCAGTCGTGACAGCTTACTTACATTCGATTGGGGAATAGACCGTGTTCAACCTGGAAGACGACAAGCATACCAAGCTGATCAAGGACGGCCCCATCGACCGCATGCCGGCGGCTGACCCGGGCGACGAGCCTGAGAAGCCAGAGAACCGGCTGGACAGCGAAGAGATCGCCGACCTGCACACGAAGCTGATCAGCTACTACCGGCAGGAACTAGATCGCCAGAGCGAGAACCGGATGCAGCAGGCCGTGGACGAGGATTACTACGACCATGCTCAGTGGACGGAGGAAGAAGCCAAGATCCTGAAGGATCGCGGCCAGGCGCCGATCGTCTATAACGTCATCGCGCAGACCCTCAACTGGATCATCGGCAGCGAGAAGCGCGGGCGCACCGACTTCAAGATCCTGCCGCGCGGCAAGGAAGACGCGAAGCCGGCGGAAGGCAAAACCAAATACCTGAAGTACCTGTCCGACGTGAACCGCACGCCGTTCCACCGCTCGCGCGCGTTCGAGGACGCGTCGAAGGTCGGCATCGGCTGGATCGAAGTGGGCGCGCAGGACGAGGATGACGGTGAGCCGATCTACATGCGATATGAGAGCTGGCGCAATATGCTCTGGGACAGCGCCAGCACCGAGATCGACGGAAGCGACATGCGCTATCAGTTCCGCTCGAAGTGGGTGGACGAGGACATCGCCCTGGCCCTGTTCCCCGACCGCGCCGAGCAGGTAACGAAGAGCGTCACCGACTACATTTCCGCCGGCTCGTATGACCTGGTGGACGGTGACGAAGCGATGGACCAGGCAGAGCTGTCCATGGAAGACTCGGGCGCCAATGGTTCGATCCACGTGCGCCGGCGTCGCCGCGTGCGTCTGATTGAAGCGTGGTTCCGCATCCCTGAGAGCGTGAAGCGCCTGCGCGGCGGCATGTTCTCGGGCGACGTGTTCGAGCCAGGCAACCCGCATCACCAGGAATCGCTGGATCTCGGCAGGTCCGTGCTGGTCGAGAAGGTAATGATGCGCACGCGCACGGCTATCATGACGCCGAGCGAGATGCTGTACGAAGGCCCAAGCCCATACCGCCACAACCGCTTCAAGTTCGTGCCCGTGTGGGGCTATCGCCGCGGGCGCGACGGCCTGCCATACGGCATCATCCGCGGCCTGCGTGATATCCAGGACGACATCAACAAGCGCGCATCGAAGGCGCTGCATATCCTTAGCACCAACAAGGTGATCATGGACGAAGGCGCGCTGCCTGACGGAATGTCGGTCGATGAATTCGTTGACGAGGTGTCCCGGCCTGACGCTGTGCTGGTCGTCAAGCCCGGCAAGCGCATGGAATTGAACGTCGACCGCGAGCTGGCGCCGGCGCATCTGGACCTCATGAGCCGCAACATCAGCATGATCCAGCAGGTCGGCGGCGTCACCGATGAACTGATGGGCCGCACGACCAACGCAACGAGCGGCGTGGCCGTCAAGGCGCGCCAAGAGCAGGGCAGCGTGGCCACCAACAAGCTGTTCGACAACCTGCGCCTGGCCGTGCAGATGGAGGGCGAACTGGAGCTGTCGCTGATGGAGCAGTTCGTGACGGACGAGAAGGCATTCCGCATCACCAACATGCGCGGCACGCCGGAATTCGTCACGTTGAACGACGGCTTGCCAGAAAACGACGTGACCCGCACCAAGGCCGACTTCGTGATCAGCGAGGCCGACTGGCGCGCCACCATCCGCCAGGCCGCAAACGAGCAGCTGACTGACATGATGATGAAGATGCCGCCACAAGTGGCGCTCGTCATGCTCGATCTGGTGATCGAAGGCATGGACATCGAGAACCGAGACGAACTGGTCAAGCGCGTGCGCCAGATTAACGGCCAGCGTGACCCGGACGCGACCGAGAAGACGCCGGAAGAGCAGCAGGCAGAGCAGGCCAAGGCCATCGAGGCGCAGGCGCAGGAAGCCATGTTCAAGGCTGACTTGGCCCTGAAGGAAGCCGAGATCGCGCTGAAGCAGGCGCAGGCCAACAAGGCAGATGCAGACGCCGGCCGTGCGAAGAGCCTGAAGATTGGCGACAGCATGGGCGCCGCGGTGGCCGCGATGCAGGCGGCAACGGCCGTCGTGACCATGCCGACGATCGCCAAGGTGGCGGACAACCTGCTGCAAGAGGCAGGATGGAAAGACGTTCACACGGCAGCCGGCGGATTGCCGCCCATGCCACAACAGATGCCGCCGGCGCCCGCGCCGATGGAGCAACCAGCCGCTGCACCGAATGGTATGGTGCCGGACCAAACGCAACCCCAACCACAATGAGGCAATGAACATGACGACCGAACAGAAGCTCCCCGACGCCGACCAACTGGCGAACATGGCCGACCTGACCGAAGACGAGCGCGCGGCGCTGCTCATCGATGACGATGACGGCACGCCGGCGCCCGAGCACGTGGATTCTACCGACGACAACGATGATCAGGACGACAATGAAAACGACGACCAAGACGACTCCGGCGCAGCTGGCAAAGAGCAACCGGGCAATGCTGATGGCGCTGCTGCTGCCGCTGGCGATGATGGCGCCGCTGCTGCAGGGCGCGACGACGGCGCTGCTGCCGAAGCTGCCGCCGACGAACAGGGCGCAACGCCGGTCCAAACTGCCCCAGTACTCGTAGCGCAGGTTCCGGCGGACCTCGATGCCAAGCTGGCCGAGATTGCCACCAAGAAGGACGCGCTGATCACGGCGTTCGACGACGGCGACATCACCGCCAAGGAATACCAGGTGCAGCTGGACGCCATCGGCAAGGAAGAGCGCAAGATCGAACGCGACGTCGACAAGGCGCAGCTGGCTGCCGAGATGGACCAGCAGCGCCAGCAAAACGACTGGGTGGCCACGGTAAACAACTTCATCGCCAACACGGACTATTCCACGAACCAGCGCCTGCACCGGGCACTGGACATGGAGGTGCGCGACGTGGCCGTGTCGGAAGAAGGCAAGACCATGAACGGCCTGCAGATCTTGCAGCGCGCGCACGCCAACCTGGTCGACGCCAACCTGGTCGACGCCGGGCTGGTCAAGGCGGCATCGGGCGCGGCGCCGGCAGCTGCGGTAATTCCAGCAAAGGCCGTGGCGCCGAAGGTGGCCAAGGCAAACCTGCCACCGAACCTGGCGCATGTGCCGGCCGCCGCCGTCGAAGACACGAGCGATGGCCGCTATGCGACGCTGGACCGTCTGGCGAACAGCGATCCGCTGGCCTATGAAGCCCAGCTGGCCAAGTTGCCCGAATCCGAGCGCGCGGCCTATCTGGCTGCCTAAACTGGTTCGTTTTTAGTAACGGCGGTGCTACAATCGCGGCACCGCCAACATTCAGGAGCATGGGCATGAGCGCAACGACATTGACACAAAACCAAGCAGCGACCGGCCCTGGCGCCTGGACGAAGGTTCGGCAGACGCGCGACAAGCGCACATTCCAGGTAACGATCACCGGGACAGCCAACGTCTCCATTGAAGGTTCGAATGATGGGGTGAACCCCGTCGTTCTTCAATCCGGCATTTCGGCATCGGCCGGGTACGAGGATTCGGCGCCTTGGAATTACGTTCGCAGCAATGTCACTAGCATTGCAAATGGCATTGTTACAGTAATTCTGGGAGAAGTAGAATGAAACGCGCAACCTTGCTAAGCACAGCGGTTGCTGCTGCAGTCGGAAGCATGACGCCTCCACAAAGTGCCGCCTTAACGCAAGTGAACGACACCTGGCCATCCGTTTCGTATATCGGCACCTCCGTCTTTCGATTCACCGCATTGCGCTCTGGCATCCACCGAATCTCGATCACCAACGCTGACTTCTTGAGCAGCGTGCTGGATGAAGGTTGCCTGTCGATAGGTGCTTACATGGATGACTTCGGCGCAGTACCGCTTGAAGTTCAGCCGGGATCGAGCAAGGTGGGCGGCGCTGCTGTCGTTTTTCTCAAGGTTCCTGGCGCCGGCGAAGTCAAGATCACGTCGAGCAGCGGCCTGCGTTCTGCGTCGGCACGGACAATCAGCCCAGCAACGCAGCCCATCAAGAACGCAAACCTTGGCCTGTCTGGAACGCACAGCGCAGCGGCAAGCTTCAATCCGCTTACTTCGTTCGTCCATCCAAGCCTGATCTATTTTCCTGCTGGATGGAACGGCTACACGTATTTGATGACGGCGACACCATGGGCAGGTCCAGGCTGGCCTACTGGCGACATTTACGAGGACGGCTTGCTGTTCAGCTCTACGGATGCTGTCACCTTCACCCCAGTGAATATCAACGCAACAGGCTTCGCCAATCTTACGAACGCAAACGCCACAGGCTTCGCGGCCACGGATTGCCGCTTGGCGTTCGACCCGCTGGCAGCCGGCGGCGCCGGCATTCTCTACGCCTATCAGCGGTTTACCAAGAACAGTGTTGAGACGTTGATTCGCCAGCAGACTTTGAACGGTACGACATGGACGAATGCCGCCGGCGTCACCGGCTCGTACGATGTTCTAGCGTTCGCGGCTGGATCAGTACTCGCGCACCCGCTTGCCGCGCCAACAACGAGCGCCTTGTCGCCATCCATTCTGTTTTACAATGGTGAATGCCGTATGTGGGCGACCATGCAAGACAACAATGGTGTCTTGTTCCTGAGGCACTGGGTAAGTCTGGATGGATTGACGTTCACGGATGGCGAAACACTGCCAATCCCATGGACAGCTGACTACCAGGGGGCATGGCACACAGACGTTCAATACGATGATGATGCCCGCCAATTTGTCATGCTGGGGCAATTACAGCGCAAGGGCGCTCTCGGATCGACCTACACGAATATCAACGTGTTATACACCAGCAAAGACGGCCGCAATTTTCGACAGCATCCTGTGCCACTTGGCTATACAGGGCACGACCTGCCAACTAAAACCCAGCATATCTACAAGGGCTGCATTTGCCGCGTGGCTACACGGCGCTGGATCTTTGTGAACAGTTCCAGCACGACGGTGGGTGGCCTGTACCTGAGTCTGCAAGGGCCACTGTCGATCGAAACCGATCGGCCTCGCAATTGTCATCCGGCGACCTCTGTATTCGATGAGCCTACTGGCCGCTGGTTCGGCTCGACGGCAGCCGACGTTGTGGCTCCAGGAGTTTTTCAGCGAGAGCCTGCATGGAGTTATATCGGCAACGCTGGAGGAAAGGCGTCGATCGCCAGCGGGAAAATGACTATCCTGCGCAATAGCGGCCAGGCAGCTATCGTCACGTGTGGTACTCGCCTTGGCCTGTCGTACCGCCTGCTCATGCGCTTGCGCGCTACGCACTCCACATCGATCATGCGTGTAGGAGCTGAAAGCACCGCGCTGACGCTTGGCCTGCACATCGAAGGAAACGTGAGCTTGCTGAAGCTGGCCCAAAACACGGACGCAGGGGTCGCTTATACAAATGATACCCTCGCCCATAACTGGGAACTTCGCCGCGAGCAATTGTCGCCATCAGCACCAGAAGCTTTGATTACCACTGGTGCGTCGGTCGCTGGAAACCGGACTTTGACTGTTGCCAGTTCGGCTGGCTTCATTGCCGGCACGCCAATGAAGCTGATCGGCGCGGGGCCAGGCGGCGCAGACATCGATACTGTATGTGGCGGGGCGCCTACTGGGACGACTGTTATCGTATCGAATAACATGCCGCTGACACTGGGAAGTTTCCAGGTGCGTGGAACTCGCTGGAAACTGTCGGCGATCCGTGATGGCATTACGCTTTATACCTTCCTGACAACGGAAGTGTTCTACGGAGCGTTGCAATTCTTCTCCAGCGGGTCAGCAGATCTGCAGGGATGGGAGATTGACTACGCCTACCTGATCCCATTCGACGCTCCGGATATGTCGATCTGATAAAATAATGACTCCCCGGCCAAAATGGCTGGGGAGGCTTAATTTGAAGGCTTTAAATGCTCAGGATAAATCTGAAAATCGGCGAGAGCGTGCGCATTGGCGAGGCCGTGATAACACTGGAGGAAAAATCCGGTAAATCAGCCCGCATTGCAATCGATGCTGACCGCTCGATCGCCGTGACTCGGGTGCAGCCGAACACCGCCGCGCAGTTGGCCGCATCCGGGGGGATCACCGGCAAGCCATAAATTTGTCGATACTGGTTGCATTTACGAACCAAATCAATGAAAATCGCAACATCTGTTAGCGCAGGAGCGCCGGCTGAATTCTTCAACCACATAAAGGCGCTCCATCATGGCTACTACTACCTTCGGCACCACCGATCCGAAAACCCAGAAGAAATGGTCCGCGACGACCGCTGTCGACGTCGTGAAGAAGTCGTACTTCGAGAACCGTTTCATTGGCACCAGCGACAACCACATCATCCAGAAGAAGACCGAGCTGGAAGGCGATTCGGGCGACCGCATCTCGTTCGACCTGTGCGTCCAGATGCGCAACAAGCCGACCTACGGCGATGCCCGCCTGGAAGGCAAAGAAGAAAACCTGAAATTCTACACCGATGAAGTCGTCATCGACCAGGTGCGCCACGCTGCATCGCTGGGCGGCAAGATGTCCCGCAAGCGCGTCGCGCTCGACATGCGCACGTTGGCCAAGGGCCGTCTGGGCGACTACTTCAGCCGCCTGATGGATGAATTCTTCTTCATCTACCTGTCCGGCGCACGCGGCATCAACGAAGACTTCATCGAAGACGTCAACTTCAATGGCTTTGCTGGCAACGCCCTGCAGGCGCCTGACACCGACCACATGATGTACGGCGGCGCGGCCACCTCGAAGGCCACCCTGGCCGCCACCGACAAGTTCACCAAGGCGATCGTCGAGCGCGCGCTGAACAAGGCCGCGATGATGCAAGCGCGCAATCCCGAAACCGCCAACATGGTCGCCGTGACCAATGGTTCGGACAACCAGTATGTGTGCCTGATGTCGGAAGACCAGGCGTATGACCTGCGCGTGGCCGACACCACTGGCTGGCTGGATATCCAGAAGGCTGCTGCTGCTGCTGAAGGTCGTAACAACCCGATCTTCCAGGGTGGCCTTGGCATGATCGGCGGCGCCGTGCTGCACAAGCACCGTTCGGTGATCCGCTTCAGCGACTATGGCGCCGGCGGCAACGTGGCTGCCGCTCGTGCGCTGCTGCTGGGCCGCCAGGCTGGTGTCGTTGCTTACGGCACCGACAACGGCATGCGCTTCCAGTGGGAAGAGATCACCAAGGATTACAAAAACGAGCCTGCTGTCGCGTCCGGCTTCATCGGCGGCATCAAGAAGACGCGTTTCAACAACAAGGACTTCGGCGTGCTGTCGCTCGACACCGCGGCCAAAGACCCGAACGCGTAATGCAGTAGGCCCGGTTTAACCGCCGGGCCTCTCGCTTGCTCACCAGTTCACATTCATTTCAGGAGCTTCAAACATGGCTACCATTGCATCCAAGTTCATCACCAACCAGCTGCCGACGATCTCGGGCGACTGCGCGGGCGACGAGATCGTCAACGACTACTTCATCGACCTGACTGCTTCGCAGATGGTCCTGGGCAACATCATCGATATCGGCGTGCTGCCGGCGAACCATACCATCGGCAGCGCCCGCCTGATCTGCGATGACCTCGACACCAACGGCACGCCGCTGGTCGCCCTGGACGTCGGCATCCTGTCCGGCACGCCGGGCGATATCGTCAGCACGCGCACGATGGGCGCCGAGATCTTCTCCGCTGACACGTCGGCGCGTACCGGCGTCGCGGCAGCTGCCACGCTGGCATCGGCCTTCCTGATCCGCTCGACGGGTCTGGATCGCTCGATCGGCGTCAAGTTCCAGGCCGCCCCAGCGACGGCAGCCGCTACCGGCCGCATCCGCCTGCGCGTGCACATGTTCGCCAACGATCCGAACGTTCAGTTCTAAGAGCTGGCCATGACGCAGGGGCTTCGGCTCCTGCTTTTTCACATCTGCACGGAGAACAATATGAAAATCGAATGCAAACTGAAGCGCGAAGGCGGCTCGAAGATCGACCTGGACAATATCGAATACCACTTCGCGCCCGGCGCTGACGGCGCCCACGTGGCGGAAGTCGAAAACGACGAGCATATCGCCCGCTTCCTGGCCATCCCCGAAGGCTACCGCATCTACAAGGCCGCCCTGGTCGCCGAGCAGAGCGACGCAACCGATGATGGCGATGCCGAGCGCACCGACCTGGCCGCCCAGTACGAAGCGAAGTTCGGCAAAAAGCCGCACTACCGCATGACGGTCGAAAGTCTGCAGGCCGCTTTGGACGCCGAGTAAGCCATGGCCATCGTCGTGCAGGACGTCATCACGCGTGCGGGCGATCTCCTGATGGACGTCGACCTGAAGCGCTGGAAGCTTGCCGAGCGCGTGCGCTGGGGCAACGACGCCATGGGCGCGATCCTAAACCGACGCCCGGCTGCCTTCTCGAAGCGCGAAGTAGTGTCGCTGGTGGAAGGCACGTACCAGACCATCCCGGAAAACGGCACGATTCTGCTCGACGTCATGCGCAACATCGCCAGCAATGGCACCACGGCGGGCCGCGCCATTCGCCGCACCGATCGCCAGCTGCTCGACGACACGGACCCAGACTGGCACATGCGCGACGCAAAGGGCCAGGTCCGCCA